GACTGAGGCAGCACCGCCGTATGAACCAGCAGTAACTGTTGTATTGTCAAGATTTAGTGTTATGGTATTTGTAGATGATGCTATTGATGAAAGCCCAGTTCCACCTGATATGGTTACAGTCTCCGCGTCGTCAATTGTCTGCGATGTTCCAGAATCACCTGCTAAAGTAAAGTTATATGTAGCAGCTACGACAGCTGCATCCACATATCCTGTTGTTGCAACTTTAGTGCTATTGTCCCCGGCTGTTTGTGTTGTTGCAGTTGCAGAAGATCCTAAGGCTACTGTTCCAGAAAATGTTTTATTTCCAGTAATAGTTTGAGTCCCAGTGAGGTCGACATATGCGCCTTTACCACCGATTGCTTCAACGGTAGTCGCAATTCCACCAACTCCACCAGTTCCCTTACCATAATAAAGGGTATCATCTACTTCATTATATGCGAGTTCTGCATTTTCCAGACTGCTTGGTGCACCAGAAGCTCCTGATGCCCTTCTTTTAATTCTGATTGTATTAGCCATTGTTAAAAGTTTCCTCCATCAACAAGATTTTCTTCATTATAATTAACCCAAACTGAGCCATTGTAACGTAAAACATCACCAGGATTAACTGTTGATATAGTAACATCGGTTAAACCATTTAAAACGGATTGTGTAGTAATTGCAGTTTCTGCAGATATTATTCTATCTTTAACTGTTAAATGACTGCCCGCTGGATTTAATCCGATAACCGTCTGCATGGCCTCAATGGCGTCATTTGCATTAGCGTGCTGTTGATGGTGAGGTACCGTTACTGAATTAAGCGCATCAGATGATGTAGGATTGATCAATACGTCCAATGCTGCGGGATACTGGGTGGTCATAAAAATCCTTTATAAACTAAATATTTTATATTGTTCGTTACTCCAATTAATTGTGATGGAGATAGGACTAGCACTAGAAGATACTGGAAGTCCAGTAGCTGTATCTATGTAGGCTAAAAGTCTTGATGTAGATCTAACTCCAGTATCTTTATATAAAACTAGATAGGCAAAACCGCTAGTCCCGTAATCTTCTATTGTAATATTATCAGCATCAAAGACACCAGATGCTGTTGTTTTTCCGCTTAATAAACTAGTAGTTGCTGCGACTGAATCTTCACTAATGCTTGATAAGAATTCATGTGTACTTAAATTTACTGTATAAGTATTTTTTACTAATGCAATTTTTAAGTTATTGTCAGTCAGGTCAAATAAACCCTCTAGTAGGCCTTCTTTCCCTTTTGCATATAGTGCATTTGCCATTATATGCCAACTTCCGAAGAGACAATAACTCTATATTTATAGCCTTTTTCGAAATAAGTTTTATCATCAATATAGAAAACGGGTGTAGCGTCTGTAGATGGGAAATCTACATATACATCTGGTTTCCATGAGTGCATTGATATATTTGTATCTACATTTTCCCATCTTGATGGAGTCTTTTGTATCTTTTTGCGCTGCGCTTTAAAGTATTTAGAGATCAAAAAGTTTGAAGCTGGTCGAGAACTAAATGTAATTGTTACCCTACCATTATTCTCATCATTTGCTAGATAAAAATCTCCAGCCGTTGGATTAGTTGATATTATATAAAAATCTGGGTTTTTTGCTAATATTTGATATCCAGTTTCAATATCTGCTCTAACAGACTTATCTTCTATTAAAACTTCATTAAGAACTGTAGCTTTACTGTCAGTAAGAATCGAAGGTGTCGCTGCGCTAGTCTGGCTTGTAAAGGTTATTTTTTCTTCTGGAATTATAAAACCTGAAGAGTCTAATAAATTTGTTATTTTAAGAACATAATCTGTGTTTGGCTGTAATACTATATCCCAATATAAAGTTAAAGTTCTACTAATCTGATTATAGTCAGTTATTGTATTTATTACCTTAAATGGAGAAACTAGTTGAACTGGTGTTGCGGTATCTGTATTTACAGTAAAATTGGCATCTACTATCGAAGATATCTTAATAGTTCTTCCAAACTTAATGTTAACTGTATTTACTGTTACAGTTGCATTATCAATCAAATATAGTGCCACTTTACACACTCCATAATACGCATCTATTTTAATAGTAACAAATTAATGCAATTAATAGCATAGGGGACGGTAGATTTATTCCACCGTCCCCTAGCTTTAGGGCTAATTCGTAACTATAGCAACCCTAAGGTTTATCAGCTCAAAGCTACGTCGTTTGTAACCTGAACTTCGTAGTTGCGGCTGAGTCTTACGTTCTTAGCAACAGTGATACCTTCACCATCACCTAACATTACGATATCATACCGCTCCTTCATTTTAAGTGAGCGAATGTCACGACTTGGATCATCAAACTGATCTGTACTCATATCATCCTTCACTAGAAGTGAGCCGACCTCATTGCGATCAATGAGGAAGAGGTCTGACTTAGCAGCTGTTGCGCCACTCTTAGCAGTAAAGCTAACGAATGGTGAAACAAGCACATTGAGACCCATGGGTGCTGTTGCATTTAGAGCGCCTTCGGCTGACTGAGGACGATATCCCCAGCTACTTCCAACACCTGAAGCTGCACCACCGGCGTGGAAAATAGCGTCCTTAAGGAACACTGACCACATCAAGGGGTGTAGGATAAAGTCTGTTGGAATATGGTTTTCAGCCATAAGAACAGCAGCCATGTCAATGATGTCATCCCATGTCACGGTCTTGTTGGCTGTGCCATCAATGTCGCGACCTGTGGTGTCATCGTATGAACCGCTATCGTTATCAAATACGATAGTAGCTGCGTCTTTGAATCGGCTAAGTGCAATTTGCTCTTTCAAACGAGCCATGGCACGCCCAGCTGCACGAACATGTAGGCCAACAATGTCCCAAAGTGAATCGGCAATTACCTCTTCTGTAAAGGCGAGCTTAACGCCCTTCTTTGAAACTTTGCCCTCTACCTGCTTTGCAAATGCGAGTGCTTGCTCTGGATACTCTTGTCCTTCTGGGATCTCTGCTGCTTGGATTGCATTGACTGCTGGGAACTCCAAAGAGCGCCCCTTGCCGAGGCGAACTGTAGAGAGAAGCGGCGTAACCAGCAATTGTGGCTCCGCAGCCTCACGCAGAGTGCGAGAGAGAACCTTGGGGAAAAGGGCAGCTGCATCAGAAGATGCAAATGCTTCCTTAATGGTTACTCTATTATCTGCGTCTATATACCCGTCCTCAGTCAGTGCAGCCTCCCAAGCTGGGAGACCCGAGAGGAGCTCTTGGATTGTCTTACTCATCTTAGGATTATTCCTCCTGTGCTATTGTTTTCTATTTATCAGAGTGTCAAATTAACGCGGAATGCGCCAATGACATTATTTACGTCCAGGTTCGCCCGAATGCCAAGCTTACCGCTAAAAGTACCGCCACGAGTAAGCTCGTAAACAGTCTTTAAAGCGCCTGGATCTGATGGAAGCTGCATGTAGCTAAGGAGGCCGTCATCAAAGTTTGTAGCAAACTTCTCTACTTCGACAACCTTACCAACTTGCAAGTATGCGTAGGCAGCTGAGCTATCATAGAAGTCAGTTGCTGCAGCCAATACTGGGCGTCCCATAACATCGGAGCGAACGACGGAACCAACTGTTACGTCATTGTTCAATCCGCTAACCATGGGATACTCTACGTAACCATGCGTAATAAAGCCAGCACCCTGAGATGTGCCCTTATCGAATGGTCTGTAAAGATCATACTGTGCGCAACCAATTGGAATTGAGCGAGCAGGGACTGAAACTGTGTCAGTAGCTCCTGAGCTATAGTTTGGTGTTGCACCGTCTAGCGGATCCCAAGTTGTGGGCATTGAATCGCCCCAGGACTTGCTTGAGCTAGTTCCGTTAGCGGGAACTACTCTTGCGTCGCCATTGGAATCAGCTACGACTGAAAGAATGGTACCCTTAGGAATGACAATCTCAAAGCGATCATCTTCACTATCTGAATACCAAGTTGGAAGACCTGGATGTGGAAGCAAGTAGGCTGCGGGAGCAACTCCCTCAGAAACTACAAACCTTCCAGCACCAGTCTTACTATGTACCTTGCGGAATTTTGCTAAACTCATTGTTTATTCTCCTTAACTTATCAGAGTTTACGTCTACCCATTAGGGCATCAACTAAAACTTGCTCGAAAGAATCGGCAACTGGTGCAGTTTGTTCAACTACATCCTCTTTGCCAACTGTTAATACATTTTCTTCAGCTTCTGTAACTTCAGCTTCTGAGGTAACCTGTGGCATACCTATAAAGTTTGAAATTCTTTTAGCTAATTTCACCGGTGTTTTAGCTAGATCTCTAAGAGTATCTGCCAATGATGAAGCTGTTCTAGCTACGTGGTCAGCAATTAGCTTTTCACGGTCCTCAACTTGCTCATAGCCAAGTGCAATCTTTGTATCAACAACTCTTTCAACAAGAGTCATGTGCAATGCGCCCTTTAGGCGTGCATTTTCTTCTTCAAGAAGTTTTACCTTACCTTGTAGTTCTTC